TGTCCATCTTGCTTGATTGGTTTCATTTACTTTTAAATCATATGGTGGAAACCACATAACCCTACCTCCATTATTACCTCTTTCACAATATGGTAAATCATTATACGTAAAACCTGGTGTATTAGAGGTTTTCCAAGCTAAGTTCTCAATTGAAAACATATATTTTTTTGCATAAAAACCATCACCAGGTGGTCCTTGAAATATGTTGGTTGAATTTTTTGCCCCAAATGAATTGTTACCTGTTGAATCATATTTACCACTAGACATTGGTGCAATATTAATATTCCAAGGTCTACTTTCTCCACCCATAACACTATCATCAAATTTTCTAATGTTTGCCGTTTTTTTCATGGTGTCGGTATAATTCATGTATGACCTATCTTTTGTCCACACTCTACAATACTCTGCACCTGTCTCTTGATTAAATTCATCTACAAATTTTATTGCCGAACCTTTAGACAACATCGAATCACCTTCTTTGAAAATTCTACTCGTTTGGTCAATAACATTACCCACATGGGTTCTTGATGCAATACCATCTTTTGGCATTGAATCTAAAATCTCTTGTGTTAAACCAAGAATCGAATCTTCTCTAAAATCATAATTGGTTGATTTTGAATCGTTATAGTCATTGGATTCTTGTGATTGGAACTCACTATTATGTAAACCAATTTTATTTTGAGAATTTTTACTTATCCATGTTAATTTACCACTAATTGAACCTCCTTGAGTTATGTTTTTTTGTCTTTCAAATAAATTTGCTTGAACAGGGTCAAACATCAAACTTAAATAATAACTACTCTTTACGACTCTGTCATTAAAGTCTGACATTGTGTACCTTACATCCTCTCCCCTATCATCTCCAATATATGCAATACCTCTAGGTGCTTCTAATCCTAATAAGTTTTTCACTCCTCCAGCAAATCTATCGGCAAAATTAAATATTTTAGACGATTGTTGTGAACGAGCACTCGTAGTATAATTTGGCGCATATTTTGAATAGGACAATTGGTCGAAAAGTGTTTGTCTTTGTCCTTCACCCATATATTCAACAAATAAATCAGAAGGTTTTCTTCCTAATTTTGGTCTTCGTTCAATACCAATTAAACTACCTAAAACCCCCGTTACGTCTTGTAAAATTGCACCGGCTTCTGTTCTTGACGTTGACCTATTTTCAATTGGGTTTCTCGGATTTGATAAATAATCACCCGGTATTTCAGTAAATGGAAACTCAATTCCTGCAACTGTTTGTAAAAAATCAACACCTTTACCTATCAAAGTTTTATCAACAGTTATTCTATAATTTTTTTGAATTAAAGGTTCTCTACCTGTAACTAAATTTATTGCGGTTGCCAAGTTACCTTCTAACGCATCAACTAATCTAACTTTACCTATTGTAGCGGATGTTAAATTTTGTTGAATTCTAGCAAAAACAGGTCCTAATTTATTTTCTCTAATATTTTGAGTAGCGAATTTCATTAACCTTGAATCGTTATCAAAATTTTGTCCTCCCATTATTCCAACCAAATTTGGTGATTCTGTCATTGTAAATGAATCAAAATAACCATCGGATATAACACCATTATTAATCCAAGCTAACATTGGTAGTGTTGTATCGGTATATTCTTCAATTGTGTTATCTGGTGCCGTGTATAAATTTTGACCAAAAGTATTTGCAAAAAATGAAGACCAATTGGTTTTTACATCTCCAGGGTCGACATTTGAAAAATTATTTAAATTTTGAACAATATAATTGGCATCCGTAAATGTTTGTGGTCCATTCGGTCTATTCAGTGTTCTTGAGATTAAATAGTCTCTAAAAACTTTGGTATTATTAAAATCTAAGTATGTTGGCATCTATTATATAAATAGACATTTTTTGATTTTTATATCAAGAATAATTTTTAAAAAGATAACCATCATATTCTGATGTGTTTTGTTTTCTTAATTCTTCCTCATACATTCTTCTTGTTGTGTCCATCATAACTGAACTTTCTTTTATAATATGTTCGTGTCTGTGTGTTACTACATTTGACCCCGTATTTTTTGTTTCATCCACAGCATATATTGTATCGTTTACACTCGGTACAATAATTTGTTTCATGTTGGGTCTTATTATTGCGTCATTTACCTTATGTTCATCAAGGGTATATTTTTCTCCCTCTTTTTTCGCTTTGACAAACTGTTCTCCAATTAATAAAGTCCCCAATCCCCCTTTACCTTCTTTGGTATTAACTAAGAAGTCATTTATTCCTTTAACATATTCATCTACTTTAGTAAGTCCGGCTCTCACACCTCCCGCAAATTGAACTTTTAACATTGTCGTAATTTCTGAAACATTAAGTGCCATTTTTTGTGTTTCAGTATATTGAGACAAAGCAATGTCTTTAGTGTTCATTTTTTCCAGTTCTTCTTGACTATCCAATAATACCTTTACTTGATTATCATTTAAATCACTTAAAGCTACTCTTGTTGCCCCTTCAAATTGAGCGGATAAACTTTGTGGTATGTCTATAACCATTTTACCACCTTCCATTTTCGCTAAATTTGTAATAAATTCTTTTTGTTTTTCATCAAGGTTAAATCCTTGAGAAAGTAAATCCGCAGACGCGGAAGCCCTTTCCGCTGCTTTTATTGAAGTAGTTGATAATTCATCCATGGTCATACCTAATTCGGTTGCCATTGCTCTTGCTCTTCTTAAATTTACACCTGTAATTTCAAATTTACCCAATTCTGAATTATAAGTCGCCAAAGAACCTGCAACATTAATCATTGCCTCTTGTAAACCACCAGCGTCATTTGTTGCTAAATACATCAACTTTAATGGGTCATTAAAATCACCTATTGTTCCTCCAATTGCTTGTAATTGTGCGGACAAATTAATCGCTTGTTCAGGGTCAAATAATTTATCCGCTAATGTAAGAACACTTTGCATGCTTAATCTAAATTCAACTGATTTTTGAACCATTCTGGACAACCCTTCAAATCCATTTTTAAATCCATATGAATTTAGACTCTTCATATTGGTTTCAATTTCAGAAACGACTTTTCTAGCGTTTAATCCTAACGAATATGAACTCTCACCGGCTTCATTTATTTTTTCCAAAGCATCTGCAGCACCAAATCCCGCCTTCTCATATGTTCCTAACATTTTACCAAGAGTGTCCATATCACCGACAAACGCTCTAGATGTTTCAGCAATATCTCCCAATACCTCTTTATTATTCATCACAAACTTACCCGATTCCTCCATCATCGCAATTTGTGTGTTTTTTATGTCTTCAAAACCGTAACCCATTGAAATAATGTCAGGTAAACTTTCAACAATTTCAGTTCTAAAAGCTCTAGATAATTCTCCTGAAATACCAATTCTCGAATTTATTTCATTATGTAATTCGACCTCTTTTTGTAATATGTCCGCACCACCTTCAATTACTCCCCGTAATGCGGTTTGTAACATATTTGTACCAAATGTTTGAAGATTACCTCCATCACCTAAAAGTGATTGTAAACCACTTTGAATCGTATTAAGTATTGTACCAGGTTGTATTAAGTCTCTATCAGTTGCTCGATATGATTTAACACTACTTGTTAAATTTTGTATATTTTTTGCACTAGTTAAATCAATACCTTCACTTGATGAAGTAGATGTATTAACTTTATTTTGTTCTTTCTCATAATCTAACCATCCTTGTAAATACGCCGAGGTTTCACTTGACGTTACTGCGTTCGGACTATTACATAAGATATCATACGTTTGTTTATTTCCACCACTTTGATAGGCAAGTCTTTTAAAATCATTAATACTTCTCATAAAAGATTTTACTCATAAATATCAATTCTTTGAGTTTTCTAATTCCATAATGTAATTGACATAATATCTTCTAATAGATATTGGCATTGAAAGGATGTCACCGTATGAGAACCCTCTTTTTATTAAAAATAATATTTCGTCTAATTGTGTTTTTCTATATTCCGTAGAAAGGGCGAAAAAATTCAACCCCGAATCCAATGGTAACTTGGATATTCTCTCCTGATGGGGTCGTTACTTGTTTTTTTAAATCTAAAGATGGTCTATTTTCTCTAACATATTTTCTAAAATCTTGAGAATCTTTGATTGGTAAATTTTCAATAAAATTTCTAATATTCATAGGGTCTTTATTACCCGCAACAGATTTAATCATAAACTCTAATTGTTTAGTAACAATTGGCGGAACCCCTAATCCATTCCAACTTTTTTCAATTTGTTCTATTTCTTTTTCTTGTTTTTTTGTTAAAAACGTAAAAGTGATATCAATTTTTGTATTGGTGGTTGTGTATTTAAATTCACCATTCTCATTTGATTCAAGATTAAAATCTTTAAATGATAATTCACTTAAATCAAAACTAACTTCAAATTCTTTCCCTGTTTTTGGGTCAACTATTTTATAACTATAATCAGAACCAAATGCGGTATTTCTTAAAAAAACTAAAACAGACATTCTATCTTCATCGACTAACTCATCAAAATCTATGTCTTTATCTAAAATTTTTCTTTTTAATAATTCATCAACAACTGTGTTATTTTGAATTAAATTTTGTGCAGATAATATATTTTCATCAGATGCGGTTAAATATGCCACTCTTAATGATTTCTTTTTATTTTTGTAAAATATACCTCTTGATGGTAATTCAACAACATCATAAGAAATGTTTGGGTCTATTCTAAATTCTTCCATATGTTATTTATTTTCTTCATTTGATTTAAATACTAAGTTCATAGTTTCTTTGTCTATAATAAATTTTAACTTATTTGTTTGTAAATCGACACCAGAGTACGATTGTTCTTTTTCAAAATTTGAACCTTTAATTTTAAATACTAATGAATTTATAACATCGCCAATAGGTGAAAGATAATCTATTTTAACATCGGTAATATCAAAAAAATCTTTTGGATTAAATGAAAAATTGACAGTTTCATAAAATTCTGTTGAAAAGATTAATTCTTCACCTTCATTATAAATTTTATATTTTCTAAAAAGAAATTGGGGTATATATGCTCCAATAATGTTAATAAGATATCTGTTTTCAATTAATGGCTCTACAGGTTCAAATTTTAATAAATCATTCATAGTTTTAATTTTAAATATAACTATTAAAAGTTACAAAAGTTTATAAAAAAGTAAAGGTCTTCTATTAGATGGAAGACCTTTGTTAATAAAATAATATTTTTTTTTATATTAGTACACTAAGATACATCTATCTGGACGCAATGAACAAGTAATAGTTGCAATTTCATCTCTTGAATAATCTAAGTCATTGAAATTTAAATCAGTGATAAAAGTACCTTGCATTATCCATTTTTCAACAACGACACCCGTTGGGTCTAACATTTCTAATTCAATATCTTTTTTATATCCCGCGGCATATCCCATACGACCCGTAACAGATTCCGCATGTAATCTAAACCATTCCATTAGAGCCTGTGCTGCTGAAGGTCCTATTGGGTCTCTAAAAGTTACTCTCATTTCAGCCCATTCAAATCTACCAGCAACATATGTTGAAGTATTTAGAAAAGGTATTGCCACTGAATTTATTTTTGCTGAAGGTCTGGCAGCAGATGATACATACCATTCGTTAATTCCCAATGAAGATGGAAATCTTAAAATAAACCTATTTTGACGTTTTGGTTCATATGGAACCGGCATTTTCATTAGTAAATCCGCCATTTTTTTATATTTTTTTTAAATTTATTATTGTGCTAGTTTTAATATACCTATAAATATATCAATGAAAGAAAAAACTATTAAAAAAGAAAATTTTATGTAAATTCTTGATAATTTGATTTTTTTTGTTTATATTTTATTAGCCCAGTATATACTAGTATTTATTATTTCTAGTTTTTATTATTTCTAGTCTAGTTTTATTATCTAGATTATAATAATATAAAGTATTTCTAGTTTAAATAGAAACTAGTATATACTGGGTGATTAAGTTATTTTCTTTTAAATATTTTCAAAAGACGCACCAGTTGGTGTTATTATAAATTAAGTTCAAATTTCATAGAACCACAATCCCATATTCTATCATATCCATTTTCTTGCATTATTTCCCATTCTGTTTTTGAATTATCAAATCCTTGTTCAACTAAAATATTTTTTCTAAAATTAAATCTGTGTTGTCTATTAAGAAAATCTCGAACACTTACGTACCAATAGTTTGGTTTCGTAACACCAACATATTCAAAACCATTTTTATAATACATAGTATCTTTATAATTAATTCCAGACCATCTAATATCTGAATACGTAATAATTTTTTCAGGATTATAATTTTTAATAAAAAAATTTAATAATTTAGAAAATCCACCAACAACATTGGTGTTTAATTTAGAACAAAACCTTAATAATTCAAAAGTTTTAATATTGTTTTTTTTTGCACCTAAAACCAACCTTTGATTACCAAAGGTGATTAGAGATACTAATTCATTATTGTAATATAAACCAATTCGTATTTTATCAACACATTTTCCTTGAATGTGATTTTCTTTCAAAAAGAAATCTGATTCAGTTTTTTTAACAATTTTAACTTCGCATTTTCTAGCAAATATTTTATTTTTTATAATATTAAGTAAATTAGACACTCTTGATAATACAATTTCTTTTTTATTATGAATTTCATCTTCAAAAATATGGATTAATTTTACTCCCTTTTCGTTTGATATATTAGTTTTAGATATGTGATAATTTTTATTTTTTTTACCATATATTTCAGAATGATAATAATTACCATTACATTCAATACCAATTTTTTTATCAGGTAAAAATAAATCAATTTCTTTCCCATTTAATATTTTTCTATTACTATCTACGTGTTTAATATTATTTTTATTTAAAAAATCCCTTAATATTTTTTCAATTTCAGAATTTTTGGTTATTGGATGACAATTTCTACAAATTGGTGTTTTACCTGAACCTAAAATGGTACTAGTAAAAATATTTGAACATTTAACGCATTTAAAACTATACTCCTTAGATGTTGAACCATTTTTATTTGTTACATATTCATCTATTAAAGTGAGTCCACTTTTTTGTAGTTTTTCATCTAATATGGGTAAATAATTAACTTTAATTTTGTTTTTTAATTTATCAACAAACTCTTTTTTATACATAGGGTTCTCAACTCCATGTTTTTGTTTAAATCTATTTTTAAAATTTTTTTTAAATTCATCTTTTTTGAAAAGTGAATCAACTCCATGTTTTTCTAAAAAACTTTCCTTTGATTTTTTAATTCTATTAATTTTATTTTCTTCTTTATTATTCCATTTTTTTCTACAATTATCTGAACATAATTTTTTTTTATGTTTTTTCCTCTCAATAAAATTAACACCACATTGAATACATTTTCTTTCTTCCCTTATATCATCATGTTTTTTTCTTCCAAGTAATTTAAATTTATTTACATGTTCAAAATAACACGTTCTATTACAAAATTTTTTATCTCTAAATTTATAATCTGTCTCAAATTCACCATTACAATTGGTGCAAATTACTTTAATTTTCATGGTAAAATATTCTTGTTGTTAACAGGTACTTATATAGATATAAATATAAGATAAAATATTAAAAATAAAAAAAAACCTTAATAAAAATATTAAGGTTTTTTTATGGTGATTAAGTTATTTTCTTTTAAATATTTTCAAAAGACGCACCAGTTGGTGTTATTAT